AGCATGATCTTTGCCTTCTTCTGCTCAAACTTTTCGGAGGCAAGCAAGCCTTGCAGTTGGACTGAAAACTCGAACAGCTCCTCCTGTTCCCCTTGCGGCAACTTTGCGATCTCGCTTAACGCAATCGTGTAGTTGTCGATGTTGATCTGGTAGTGCATGACCTCCTGCACTCGGGCCTCGAGCGACATCTGCAGGATTTCTTCACGGGTCTTAGGTGCTTCGGTGTTTTCCACGGATTCCTCTGGGTTGGCTATTTTTCGACGACGTACAGGCTGGGCGGAGCAGTTACTGGAAGAGTGGCCGGGTTAGAGTACTTAGCACGAAATCCAGTGGCATCAGACCACGGGTAGGCGGATATAAAGGGGCTGTTAGCATGTCCGACAATTATCGCTTCACCGCTTGGATGAAAAGCTACACTCTGTCCGGTGCCCGCTGGAAGAGTGGACGGATTAGAGTACTTAGCACCAAACCCAGATGACCAAGCATAGACCGAGATATACGGGGAGTTTATATGGGCAACGGCTATGGCATTGCCGCTTGGGCTAAAAGCTACACTCTGTCCGGCGCCCGTTGGAAGAGTGGACGGATTAGAGTACTTAGACCCAAAAGACCCGCCGGAAAAAGGATAGGCCGTGATAAACGGGGTGTTTTCGTGTGCAACGGCTACAGCCGTCCCCGCCGGATGGAAGTCTATACCATTCCCAGTCCCCGTTGGGAGGGTGCTCGGGTCTGAGAGCTTAGTCCCGAATCCGGCGGCGAAGGTCCAAGCATACCCTGCGATGCGCGGAGTATCATTGAGGGCAAGAACTACGAAGCTTCCGATTGGGTTAAAGGCTACGCCACGGACTGTGCTTATTAAAGCTGTTCCCGGGTTACTATACTTACTCCCAAAAAAACCGCTCCCACTGCCAGTGAAGGCGTAGGCCGTAATATAGGGAGAAGAAAGACTACCAAAAATCACGGCGTCGTCGTTTGGGCTGATGGCTACGGCGAAGGACGTACTCGTTGGGAGAGTAGACGGATCGGACCTCTTACTCCCAAACCCGGAGCTTGACCAGCCGTAGGAAGAAACGAATGGAGTGGTAGCGTGGGCAACGGCAACCCCCCCTGCCACGCTGGTCATTGCCACGCCGCGGGAGGAACCCGGTGGAAGCGTAGAAGGGTTGCTAAACGGCCCGGTAAGTGCCGGACCATTCCACGAGTAGACCTGTACATAAGGGGAGATGCCAAGAGACATCGACACGTACGTGTCTGCCAATTCGGGCTCCGACGCGCCAGTCGCAGTGAGAAGCTTTCCACCAATCATTATGCATCACCTACCCGAGCGCCGTAGACCTGACCACCAACTTTGAACAAAACCATAATGGTATACCCCGTCGTATTCAACGTCGGCGCGTTGCCGCCGTCGGTTTTCCATACCACGCCAGAGCCGCCGAAAGTCGCGTCGGTCCACGTCAGGGTGTAGGCCGAGCCGTCATTCACCATCAGCGTCACAGATTCGCCGTTGGCAAAGTTTGTGGCTTTGGGAGTGCGGCTTGCGCCAAGTGTGATCAACTGAATGGTTCCATTGCCGGGGTCGATTTCGAAGGCGGCCCCATCCGTGATCGTAAAGATGTCTTCCAAGATTGCGCCGATAATCGCAGGGTCGGTGAGCGTCTTGTTGGTCAGCGTCTGAGTCCCCGTAGGGGTGACCACGTCAGAGAAAGAAAGCTGGCCGGAGCCGTTCGTCACAACAGCCTGACCATCGGTGCCGTCGGCCGTGGGCAGCGTCAGAGTGTAGCTGGTGGCGACAGTGCCGGGGCCTTGCAGCGCGACGTACTCTCCCCCGGCCGCGTCTTGGAAGCGCACGTCGCCCTGCGCCGTGACATCGACCTGCCCGGCAGTAACCGCGGTGAAGGTCGGGCTGTCCCCCGTCCCCAAACCCAGAGAGGTTCGTGCCGTCGCTCCGCTCTCGGCAACCCAAGTCGTACCGTCGCCGACAATGATGTTTCCGTCGGTCACCGCCAGCCCCGCGATGGCGGTGAGCTCCGCGTCGTAGGCCTGCACGTCTGTGCCGATGGCGAGGCCAAGGGTCGTGCGCTGGGCCGAAGCGTCGGCGTCATCAAGGATGGCGCGACCAGCCGCAGTGAGCCCCGTAGTGGCGTAGGTGTCCAGCGCCGTCGTATAGATCATCTGGTTGGCAGATGTCGTCAGCCCAGAGATCGACTGCAACCCCGCGTCGTAGGCCTGCACGTCCGTGCCGATGGCAAGGCCGAGGTTGGTCCGAGCTGTGCCAGCGTCAGACGCCCCTGTTCCACCGTCAGCAACGGCCAGATCGGTAATGCCCGTGATAGAGCCGCCAGTGATCGTCACAGACGACGCAGCCTGAGTCGCCATGGTGCCGAGACCAAGAGAGGTTCGCGCCGTCGCGCCGCTTTCGGCCACCCACGTCGTGCCGTCGCCGACAATGATGTTGCCGTCGGTAACCGCAAGAGCTGCGATGGCGGTTAGTTCGGCGTCGTAGGCCTGCACGTTCGTACCGATAGCGAGGCCGAGGGTCGTGCGCTGGGCCGAAGCGTCGGCGTCATCCAGAAGGGCGCGGCCTGCAGCCGTAAGACCTGTGGTGGCGTAGGTGTCGAGGGCCGTCGTATAGATCATCTGATCGGCGGACGTCGTCAGTCCGGAGATGGACTGCAGTCCCGCATCGTAGGCCTGCACGTCAGTTCCAATGGCGAGGCCGAGGGTTGTGCGCTGGGCCGAAGCGTCGGCGTCATCCAGAATGGCGCGACCTGCAGCCGTAAGACCTGTGGTGGCGTAGGTATCCAGAGCCGTCGTATAGATCATCTGATCGGCAGACGTCGTCAGTCCTGAGATCGATTGCAGCCCGGCGTCGTAGGCCTGCACGTTCGTCCCGATGGAAAGACCAAGAGAGGTTCTGGCCGTCGCGCCGCTCTCGGCAACCCACGTCGTGCCGTTGCCGACAATGATGTTCCCATCGGTCACCGCCAGACCTGCGATGGCGGTCAACTCGGCGTCGTAAGCCTGCACGTCAGTGCCGATGGCGAGACCAAGGTTGGTCCGAGCGGCCGAGGCGCTCGACGCGCCAGTGCCCCCGTCTACGATAGCAAGGTCGGTGATCCCGGTGATCGAGCCCCCGGTAATCTTGACGCTCGACATGGCAAAGTTGGCGGTGATGTCTATGACCGCGGCCCCTGCACCAGTGCCGTCGGCGTACACAACTTTGGTGTCGCCGCTGGCTACAGTGACGTTGCCTCCCGAACCTTGGGTCAAAACCACGCTTTCGCTGGTTACGTTCCACACGATGTAGACGTGCTGCCCGTCGTTTGGCGAGATCGTCACTGTGTTGGTTCCGGAGGGCGCTCCGCCAAAAACCAAGACAGAGTACTGGCCGTCCGAAAGAACTCCGTCAGAGGTGGTCAGCGTGTGGGTTGTTCCTGCAAGCGCGATTGCTCCGACCCCGTTCACCAGTCGGTCAATGATTGACAAGTTGGTGTTGGTCGTGGTGCCCCAAGTACCGGACTGTTCTCCGCTTGCAATGAGCTCAATGCCGCTGTTCGTTGTATACGTGCTGGCCATGTCGCCTCCTTACGCCGCGATGTCTGTCCAAGAGGTGCTGGGCGGTGCTTGTTGCACCTCGGTCCATGAATTTATAGCACCTGTGTTAACCTCCGTCCACGTAGTAGACTCGGGATTTGGAGAAATGTCACTCCAAGAGGCTAAGGTGGCGGGAGTAAGCGAGTTCCAGTTCGTCAGTGGGGCTGGGACAACCTCCCCCCAAACAAGGACCGTCCCAACGGCACCTGCGGCGGAAAGCCCCGTAACACGGACATCGACATTGATGTCACTTGTTATGGAAACAGTCCCGACTAGCCCCGTCGCAGAAAGACCAGTGACAGGAACAACGGCGGGGATTGAGACAACGACTGTCCCAGTCTGCCCTGTCGCAGAAAGACCAGTGACAGGAACAACGGCGGGGATTGAGACAACGACGGTCCCAGTCTGCCCTGTCGCAGAAAGACCAGTGACAGGAACAACGGCGGAACCCGTGACATCAACGGTCCCAGCCTGCCCAGTCGCAGAAAGACCAGTGACGAGAACAGAGACGTCGACGGCGATTAAAACATCAACGGTCCCAGTCTGACCAGTGGCAGAAAGACCAGTTACAGGAACGTCGGCGGGGATTGAGACAACGACGGTCCCAGTCTGCCCTGTCGCAGAAAGACCAGTTACAGGAACGTCGGCGGAACCCGTGACATCGACTGTCCCAGTCTGGCCTGTCGCAGAAAGACCAGTGACGAGAACAGAGACGTCGACGGCGACTAAAACATCAACGGTCCCAGCCTGCCCAGTCGCAGAAAGACCAGTGACAGGGACAGAGACGTCGACGGCGACTAAAACATCAACGGTCCCAGTCTGCCCAGTGGCAAAAACTCCAGTGACAGGAACAACGGCGGAACCCGTGACATCAACGGTCCCAGTCTGCCCAGTGGCAAAAACTCCAGTGACAAGAACGTCGGCGGAACCCGTGACATCGACTGTCCCAGTCTGGCCTGTCGCAGAAAGACCAGTTACAGGAACGTCGGCGGAACCCGTGACATCGACTGTCCCAGTCTGGCCTGTCGCAGAAAGACCAGTGACAGGGACAGAGACGTCGGTGGTGGTTAAGACATCAACGCTCCCAGCCTGCCCAGTCGCAGAAAGACCAGTGACAGGGACAGAGACGTCGACGGCGACTAAAACATCAACGGTCCCAGCCTGCCCAGTCGCAGAAAGACCAGTGACAGGAACAACGGCGGAACCCGTGACATCGACTGTCCCAGTCTGGCCTGTCGCAGAAAGACCAGTGAGGGAAACGCTTACGTTGGTTCCGCCAGAGTCGATTTGCTCGGACGAGCTAAGCGGAGCACCTGACAGAGGATAGAAACCTAACATCCGGCACCTCCGTTAGATTAAGCCAGCTCCTTTAATTTAGCACAAGCCGCGCATGCGGGACAGCGAGCTTTACGCTGCCTCCTCGGGCGGGGCATCCTCTTGGACGACCGTCCAGACATCCCGGACAACGCCGTCCTGAATTTCGTAGCGGCATTCAGCGCTGACAATGATCTTACCGTCATCGGCTCTTGGGCATTGAATCCGCTCAAACGGCATGAACTGGGGCGGCAGGTTGTCCAAGTCCACAAAGGGAAACGCATCCCTCATGTTCGACTCAACAATAGGATGCTCGAACGGGACCCCGTCCAGCATGCGGATGAACAGACGCATCACAAGTCTCCCGTGTTCGTTGACGGGAACCTTCTCCCGTATCCATAGATAATCCTGACAGCGCCGCCAGCTCCGTTGGCGTGTTCGGTGGATGCCAGTTCTGAACCTGCAGCACCGCCGCCGTAGAGTCCGGGCGTCGAGCGGTTTGTGGTTGTGTTATAGGCCCCGACAGTTGCGTTTGTGCCGCCAGAGCCTCCGGTGCCTCCGTTGCCGTCAACCCCGGCCGTGATTGAACCAGACCCGCCGTTGCCGCTTGACCCCTCCCCCAAGATACCCACACCGCCACCAGCACCAGCCGTAGCGCCAGAACCTGCAGCACCGCCGCCCCCTCCACTGCCGCCAGAACCCGCGACCCCGGAGCTGGTGCTTCCTGCTGCACCGCCCGCTCCCGAATAGCCGCCCGCGCCGCCACCACCACCGGCAGCGCTGGTGGATGTGTTTTTTCCTCCGTTCCCGCCCGCGGCGCCGCCCCCGGTCTGACCAATCAGGGGGATTTCGGTGCGGGCAAAAGAGCCGCCGGTGTTATTCGTAGCAGCGGTCGGAGAGTTTGCCCGCCCACCACCAACACCAGAAACGGTACCGCTGCTGACGAAAGAGCTTTCCCCTCCGTTGGTGGTCGTCGTCCCGCTGGTCGTGGACGTCCCTCCAGCGCCCACCGTGACCGTATACGAAGACCCGGTTACAACAGGGTAGTTGTTCAAGTAACCAAGTCCACCGCCACCGCCGCCGTTGCCCCCGCTCGAGGTGCCAAGGCCCCCGCCACCGCCACCGACGCAAACAACGCTAACGGACGGGACAAAGCTTGGAGCTACAAAAGTGTAGGTTCCGGGAGATGTGTACGCAACCTGACCCACCCGTCGGAACCACCCGTTGTACTCAGCCATCGTGAAGACACCGCCGGAGGTTCGGTTGGATAGACCTCCCCCGGAGGCGTTGGCGCTATTGCTCGAGTTGAGTGTTGTGGAGATAAATCCTCCCGGGGCTCTTGTCATATTAAGGCCTCACGAGATTTCTTCGTAGGAACAAATGACCTTGAGGTCGTTTGCAACACTCGCCGTTGCGCCAATCGACCGATCCTCTTCGAGATAGACGGGTGTTTCTTTGCTGATCACAATCAAGGACGTGTCCGCAGGGATGGTAATAGTGCTTGCAATCTGGAATGCAGTACCACCCAGCGCCGCCGAGGTGTAGTAGTTGATCGTGATGTCGGCGGAAGCGGCGACGTCCACGTTCGACACGATCAAGGTGTTGATCTTCATGACAAGACCCGAAGACGCCGCGTTGCTCACCACCGATGTTGCGCTCGTGCTGGTGAGGTTTGTAGTCGCGGTCTTGCCGATAATGCTGGTCACGTTGACGATGTTTGGCGCAGCCATCGGTTATCCCCCTATCCAAACACGAGAGCCATGGCAACAGCTCTCCCAGTATACACCGCCTTGCCAGCTGGTAGCGTCGAAAAGACGTTCTTAGTCCCCGCAACAAAGGGAACGTTAGTCCCAACGCCATAGGTTCCCGCTAAAACGATATCCCTAGAAAGGGTTGAGCCGGACAGCGTGTAGGTGCCGATGCCGATTTCATACTCGCCTGCCGCCACATTCGTAATCGCGTAGTAGGTACTGTTGTTGTTGCCCACACCATCATTAAAAGATTGGAACCCCTGAGTAGGCCCGAGTAACGCGAACGACCCGGTCCCCGTCGTCGTAGAGGTCTCAAGGACCCTATCTTCTAGTACCAGAACCACGGAAAACCTCTCTGTTAAGAGATGCGAATGATCGCGTCAGACGCAGTGGCGGCCGGGAACTGAATGGTGAAGGTGCCTGCCGTCGAGGTTTTATCGCTACCGAAATCCAGAACCACAACGGACGGGTTGGTATAGGTGTGCGCCGGGGTCGTGTTGTAGATCAGCGCGCCGCGGGCCGTGATAGTCGCCGTCGTGAACGAAAGGTCGTCGAAATCGGTGAAGGCCGTTGTCCCGGAAGTAGTCGGGTTGACGTTGGTCAGTGTTCCGCCACCAGCCGAATAGGAGCCAGAGTTGGCAACCTCGTTCGTAGCCGAGTACGCCGTCGTGGTTGCGTCAAGGGTGGCCGCGCTGGTGTACAACGCCAGCTTAAAAGTGTCCCCGCCGCTCGCGCGGAAGTCGTGAGCACCCTCGAGGAGTTGATCCTTGAACGAAGTGCACATTGCCTGAGTAATTGCCATCGCGGCCTCCTATAGCTTTTTAATGGCTTCCGCCAGTTGTGGCTGCCCAGCCTCTACAAGGGCATTATATACCGTAACACGATCCTGTGCGACAGCAAATGTCATGTATCTCGTGACGACCGCGAGAACGGCCGCGCGGTACGCAAGCGCTTGGTCCCTGATCTCTTGCGGGGCGTTATCGGACACACTGATGAGCTTGCTTACGCAACGCATCGCCACTTCCTCAGGGGTTTCCCCTCGGCCGCTTGTGGTCGTTACCACGACAACGGGGGTCTCAGGCAAAGAGAGTTTCGCGCCAAACATTATTCCTTGGACCTCACAACCATGCCCTTGCGATATTCATCGGTGACCTGCTTCGCTTCGCCCAGCATCTTGAGGCCCACGAGTGACTCTTGGAAGCGCTTGTCGTAGCTTGCCAAAAGGTCGGGGTCACCTTTGAGGAACAGGTAGGCCTCGATCATCGCGCCGTAGAACAACGTCAGTTCGGCGTTGATGCTAAGCCACGTGGTCCCGCTGTCAGACCCAGCCGTCAGGCTGGCAGGGCGGTAAAAATAGTGCAGCTCCATCGAGTACGCCGAGTTCGGAGTCGGACCCAGAATAAAGTTCTGGTTGTCAAACTGAGCGTAGTACCGAGGAGCCCCCGTAACGGCTGCGTCCGGGGAATACTCTTGAACAAAGCTGACGTCCTTAAACTCCAGAAAAACTTTATCGTTCCCAGCGTCCGTGTAACACAAAGACAACGGCGCAAGGAAGTCCGACGGGCAGCCGAGGAAGCGGTCCCCAGAAGTTGCGTTGGCGGAGACATTGTTGCGGAACAGACTTAGCTGGACGTTCTTGAGAATACGCTCTTCCGACAGGCGGATGAAGAGCGGGAGGTTGTTGACGAAGGTGGTCTCCGAGGTCTCGAGATAGTCCTGCAGAGCCTGCTTCAGCTGGCCGTAAGTAAAGCTCATGTGGTCACCACCGTAACGAAGCCGACAGTGCCAACCACCGGGTAGATGATTGCAACTGGCGGGAAGACTGTGTTGCCGACCGAGACGTAGACGTGCCCTGCCTCTGGGTCGGGACGAGGATTTCGAAGCGCCTGCGGGTCAGGGTAGGCCTTAGGCGGGAAGAGCTGCGGATGCTTCGGGTCATACTCATCCGGGCCGACGAGAAGTCCCGTCCATTCTTTTCGCATGTCGCGCAGCCGGAAGCGGACGCCGGAGCGATCAGAAATACCCCAAGCCTTTTTACCGCTGGCATACGTCATCAGAACCTCAGGTAGGCCACATCAGGCTGCAGCTTCAACGGCACCCGGTCCTCGTCTTCTTCGGCCGCGCGCGTGAACTCTTCGTCATAGATCGCCTTGAGCATGGCCATCCGGTCAGGGGCCCGCTTCATGGCAAGATAGTAAGCCAAGCCAGCAACCATGCAAGGGTAGAACCGCCACGGCATGTCGGTGGTGTTCTGCAGGGTTCCTGCGTCCTCGATGCGGCGGACGTAATAGTAGATCAACTGGTCGGTCGAGTTCTCGGGAACCTGCCAGACGGTAATCTTCGGAGCGATCTGACGGTCGTAGTAAAACTGCGACGGCCGCCCCTGCGTGGTCTTGTTGGGCAGAAGGAAGAAGTCCCCGCGGCTGATGCGCTCGACTTCGTAATCCGTGCCGTCCCGACGAAGAACCATCTCAAGGATGTCCGCGTGATCGGCGTTGACGGTGTAGGTCGCGACGTTGACCGTGACGGTGATCGTGGCTTGGTTCACGGTCCACAGGTTCAAACCGCGGTTGGCCCACTCAGCGAACATCAGGTTCAGGGACCGCCGTGCCGTGCGCGCGTCGTAGCCTGTGCGGACTTCAAGCCCGCACCGCTCATACGCCTCTTCGATAAGCTCGCCGACGTCCAGATTGAACGTCCGGGTCCCTGAGGTTGCCATGGTTTACTTCTTGCCCTTCTTGACCACTGCAGGCTTCATGCCCATGGCCATAGCCTTGCGTGGGCTGATCATGTCAGCCGAGCAGCCCTTGCCGCCCTTTTTGCCAGCCTTCATCATTTCTTCCCCTTCGCTGTTTTGGCGGACTGCCGAAACGCTTGTGCGGTCGGTGCGCCCTTGGTTCCCGGTTTCCGCATCTTCTCGTCAGAGCCTGCGGCGATGCGCTTCCGCTTGGCGTTGATGTTAGCATACAAGCCAACCTTTGCCATCCTCTTCCCTCCGGTTTCCGTGATCTGTTGGGTCATACTACCACGGTTCATGTCAGCAATTCCACGCTCGAAGTGACTTATTGATCCGGCTGTTTGGATCGCGCTTGGTCTTCTCGCTCGTCAGCTTCGCCTTCATCCCGGACATCCGGGCGCAGAATGACGCGCGGCGGCCTTTGTCTTCTTTGCTCTTTGGGTTCGGGGCAGGGGGTTTCAAGTTCATCCCCTGCGCTTTCGCCGAAGCGCGGCCCTTGGCGTTCAGACCGCCTTTCGGGTCCTTACCCTCCTTGCGTGTCCAAGCCGGACTTTTACCCATCAGAGCGGTCCTCCGTTCTTGACTAGGACCATGATAAACATCGCTGAAGCTTCATTGTTGTTCGAGCTACTCTGGGCTGTTGCCTCAAGGGTGGTCTTCTCAGGAATCGCAAGCGGGTATTCAAAAACGTAGTCTGCTGCCCCGTTGTTCACGGTGGTGATCGCCGCTGCGCGGCGAATGCCGTCAGTTCCTATGGTCAGAAGACGGCCGCTGACCTGCGCCGATCCGCCCGGCTGCCCGGCAGAAAACAGCCCCTGCGAGACGTAACCCGTGTAGCCCGCCGGGATCGTGTAGCTTCCGGTGATCCGCTGGTTGTAGTCAAACTTGAGGAGATCGTAGACCGTGGCAGGGACGCCTGCGGTGACGGTGCCGTCTCCGAAGTAGATGTCCCCCGCGGCCGACAAACCAGAGCCTGCAGTCGCAACATAAGCGTTATTGATGTGCAGGAAAAACTGGGTCGTCAGAACCGCTGTCTGCCCGTTCAGGATCACGATCTCGCTGATCTCGTTGTGGTTGGCATCGAGACCCGCCACGAAGACCGTGCGAGCCCCCGTCCCGTTCGCCGTGTCGTCGGCGCTGCTTGAGGAGACCTTCATCTGCAGTG